CGCCGATGTCGGGCATGTCCTCGGCGATCAGCACCGGATAGCCCATCAGGCGCGCGGGTTCCCCCGCCTGCAACCCGTCCGACCACAGGAAGCGGCCGTCCGCGTCCTTCATCTTGCGCACCGCACCGGCGGTCTTCGAGTTCATCACGAAATTCGCATTCGCCCGATAGCTCGCATCGAGCGCATAGACGAGATCGACGATCGCATCGGCCGCGTTCGCCGTCGCGAAATCGCCCGCAGCCCCGGTCACGACATAGCCGAGCCGCCCCCACTGCCAGCCGCTCTCGGCGACCTTGGCATGGTCGAGGAACCCGCGCGGCTTGTCGGCGCCATCGCCCGCGACAAAGGCCGCCGCCTCGGCGCGCGCGAATTTGTCCGCGATCCGCCCCGCAAGCCACCCCTCGATGTCGAAGGCGCTGTCGTCCAGAAGCCGCTGGCTCGCCTTCGGCATCGCCGACAGCTCATGGAGCGCGATCGAGATGCGCTCGATCTGCGGCCCGTCCGTCTCGGCCACCGCCCCCGTCTCGCTCGCCCAGCCCGAACCGACATCGCCATGATCGACGAGCACATCGAACGACGTCGCCTCGACCTGCACGACATTGGCGATCGCGCGCAGCGAGGCCGTCGAGGTCAGCACCGACCGGATCGTGTCGGCCGTCTGCGGATCGACGAGATAGCCGCCCTCCGCCGCCACCTGGGTGTTGAGGCCCTTGCCCTCGAGGACAAGCCCCCGCAGCCCGTCGTCATCGCCGTTGCGCAGATAGGCGTCGAACGCCTTGCGATGCGGCACCTCGATATCGGCCGCCATCGACAGGGCGGGTCGGGCAAAGCCCGTGGTCTTGCGATCCAGCATGGTCAGTCGCTCTTCCTGTTGAAACAGACGGGATTTGATCTCGGACTGAAAGCCCGAGAACTCGTTCAGAAATTGCACCACGGCGGCATCCGCCCCCGCGGCCTCGTCCTCGGGCGCGGGGCATGCGCCCGCCGCCCGGACCCTCGTCTCGGTCATGGTTCACCTCGATGTGGATGGGTGGATGGGCCTCAGCGGCCCGCAAGCTCCCGGCGCGCCCCGGCAAGGGCCGCCGTCAGCATCCTCAGCAGGTCGAGCCGGACCCCGGCCTTCCCCTCGACCCGCGCCTCGGGCAGCATCGGGAAGGTCACGAGCGACACCTCCCACAGATCGATCTCGATCAGCGCCCGCCGCCCCGACGCATCGCGCGCCGCGCGGATGGTGCGAAACCCGATCGACAGCCCGTCTACCGCCCCCGCCCCGATCAGCGCCGCCGCCTCGCGCGCCCGCGCCACCTCGGGCAGCAGCCGCCCCGCGACCCGCAGCCCCCGCTCGTCCTCGACGACCTCGTCCCAGACCCCGATCGGCTGCGTCGCATCGTGCTGCCAGAGCATCTTGACCGCCCGCCCCTCGGCCCGCAGCCGCGCGAGCGAGCGCGCGTAAGCCCCCGGCATCACGACATCCCCGCCCTGGTCGGGCAGGCCAAAGAGGCTCGCATAGCCCGCGATCCGCGCCCCCTCGTCCACGACCAGCCCCGCCTCGGGCCGGTGGAACTTGCGCTCGAGCGCGTCCATCCCCTCAACCATCGCATCCCTACCTTTCCGCCGCCCGGATGAGCACCTCGACCCCCTGCGCCAGCAGAAAGGCCGCCACCCCGTAGACCCCGACCCAGATCCGCTTCTCCAGCCGCTCGAGCATCCGCTCGATCTGCCCGAAGCGGTATTCGAGCGCGCTCCACCGCTCTTGCGCGACGCGCTCGTTGGCCTCGATCCGCGCCTGCGCGGCATCGAAGCTGTCATAGAGAAACCGCGATCCCCCCGCCTCGCGCCGCCCGTTCATGGCCCCTCCGCGATCCGCGGCAGGCCGAGTGCCGCGCGCTTCTCGGCCTCGGTCAGAAAGTCCGCCGCCCCCACCCGCGCCCATTGCTGGTCGCGCTCAACCGCCAGCGCCGGCACCTGGTCGAGATCGGGGCGCAACTCCACCGCCTCGCCCGTGAACCCCGACAGCCAGTGCCCGACCGCCGCCGTCACCTTGGCCACGAGCGGCAGCACCGTCAGCCGATAGAAGGCCCGGTTGGCCTCCTGGTAATTGGCATAGGTCGCATCGCCCGGGATCCCGATCAGCATCGGCGGCACCCCGAAGGCGATCGCGATCTCGCGCGCCGCCGCCTCCTTCGTCTTCTGGAACTCCATGTCCGAGGGGCTGAACCCCATCGGCTTCCAGTCGAGCCCCCCCTCGAGCAGCATCGGCCGCCCGGCGTTGCGCGCCCCCTGGTGGTGCGCCTCCATCTCCTCGACCAGCCGCGCATACTGGTCCGAGGTCAGCGTCGCCCCCCCCTCGCCGCGATAGACGATCGCGCCCGAGGGCCGCGCGGCATTGTCGAGCAACGCCTTCGACCAGCGCGAGGCCGCATTGTGCACATCGATCGCCGTCGCCGCCGCCTGCATGGGCGAAAGCCCGTAATGATCGTCCTGCGGATGAAAGGCGCGGATGTGGCAGACCGGCGCCGCCCCCCCCGTCATGTCGAAACGATGCCGCCGCGTCCCGACGGTGTAGTCATAGGCGACCGGCCAGCCATCCGCCCCGGGCACGAGGCTCATGCGGTCCGAGCGCAGCACATGCAACTCGGCCGGCATCCCGGCCCCCGCCACCCCCGCCACCGCCTCCAGATAGGCGTTCCCCGACAGGAGGATCTGCGCATAGACCGCCTCGAACAGCTCCGCCTTCCCCTGCGCCGGATTGGGCCGGCGGATCAGCGTCATCACCGGATGCGCCTCATAGCGCCGCTCGGCATCCTGCAAGATCAGCGGCAGCGCCGCCGCCGCCTCCGCGATGAGCTTCACCGCCCGGAACCCGACCGGATTGCCCAGAAACCCGCCCCGCGTCAGCGTGCCGGTGTCGCGCGCGCTCCACACCGCCCGGCCGGCGCCATGAAAGGCCACCACCGCCCCGGCCGCCGAGGCCTTGCCCTCGGGCGCCGCGCGCCCCCCCCGCCGCAGGAAATCGAACATCGCCGCACTCCTCTCGCACGCGGACAACCGGCCGCAGCGCCCGGCCAGTCCCCGGCCTGCGCCCCGCACCCCGCCATCTTCTGCCGCCAAATATCCCCGCCGGAGGCACCCCCCGGCCGGGCACCCCGCTCAGAGCACCCGCACCCGCGGCCGGCGCCATCCCGCCGCCGGGTCGATCATCAGGTCGTGCAGCGCCCAGACCAGCGCATCGACGCGGTCGGGGCTGCCGCGCCCCTCGTAGCCCTGCACCGTCATGCGGCACATCTGATCCTCGAGCCGGTCGAGCCCCGGCAGATGCCGCACCCGCCCCTGCTCATAGAGCGCCGCCACCGGCTCGGCCCGCACCACCTTGCCCCGGCTCGCCCGTACCGCCCGATAGGGCACCAGCGGATCGATCTGGCGGATCACGCTCGCGACCAGATCGCCCCCCTGGTTGACCTCGGCCACCAGCCGGTCGGCGCCGTGGCGGTCCATCGCCGCCAGCGCGGCGCGCGCCCAGCCCTCGGGGCTCGCGCCCGAAACCGAGGCATCCTCGAGCACATGGGCCCGCCAGTCCTTCGGCTCGCCCGTCATCTCGACCCCCGCGACGACGATGCCGCAGGCGTCCGACCCGCCATGCCCCGTCACCGGCGGATCGACCGCGACCACGATCCGGTCGAGCGCGGGCGCCTCCCGCTCGCGCACCGCCTCGAGGCGCCCGAGCGTCCAGAGCGCCCCCTCCGCCTCCTCGAGCAGCTCGCCCTGCAATTCCTGCCGGCCAAGCCGCGTGCCGCCATAGCGCGCCTGCACCTCCTCGAAGAACGACGCCGCCAGATAGGCGCGGTTGGCCTCGGTCGGCGCATGCGTCACGACCGTCGAGGGGTTGCGCAGGATCGCCTTCAGCACGCCCACGTTGCGCGGCGTCGTCGTCACCACCTGACGGGGATAGCTTCCGAGCCGCAGCGCGAACTGCAGCATGTCCCAGCTCTCCTCGGCGTTGGGCCATTTCGCGATCTCGTCGGCCCAGGCCGCATCGAACTGCGGCCCGCGCAGGCTGTCGGGGTCATGCGCCGAAAAGGTCTGCGCCACCGCCCCGTTCGGCCACACGAGCCGCCGCCGCCCCGCCTCCCAGACGGGCCGCCGGTCGGGCGGCGAGCAGGTGATGATCCCGCTCTCGCCAAAGACCATCACCTCGCGCACCTGATCGAGCGTCTCGCCCACCAGCGCGATGCGCCGCGACCGGCCGGGATCGGCGGGGCCCGCCCCCTCGACCTCGGCGCGCACCCATTCGGCCCCGGCCCGCGTCTTGCCCGCACCCCGCCCGCCCATGATGACCCAGGTCTTCCAGGCCCCCTCGGGCGGCAACTGGTGCGGCAGCGCCCAGAACTCGAACAGCCACGGCAGTGCCAGCAGCGCCCCGTCGCTCAGCCCCCGCAGGAAGTCATCCACCACCTCCGGCGGCGCGGAGGCAAGCCAGCCTGCGCCCGATTTCATCGCGCGCCGCGCCGAAATCGAGCTCTCTGGCCCCGCCGCCGGGGCCGCTGTCGCCGGCGCTTCGGCCGGCAATCTCTCGGCGTAGTCTGTCAATGGCCGCCCTCTCGTTCAGAACCGATTGCAAGCTCTGCCTGTATTCCTTCGTCAGCCCCGCAAGGTCCTTGGCCAGATCGGGGCGGTGCTTGCCCGCCCTCAGATCCCTGAGCCCGTCGGCGAAGATCTCCGCCGCGAGCGTGTAGAGTTCCATCGCCTCCGCGAGGACATCCCGCGAAGGCCCGTTGCTGTCGACGGGTGTGTTGAGTGTCATGGATCGCTGACCTGCCTCTCATGCACTCCGCACGAGCGAAATGAAAAAGCGGCGCCGGGTTGCCCCGTGCCGCTCGCCCACCTCTTCTAGCTTGCCTGA